CGTGCGGGTTGTTGCTTGCGGCCAATCGTTGCAGGGATGCTGTCTGACACGCCATCACCGGGGCCTTTGAGTAAACGGCCGCCATCTGAGTAAGAACCCAAAGAGCCAAGACCACCACCGACGGCGTAGCCACCTTCAGCATAGCTTCTTCGTAGCAAACCGCCTTTAGCACTAGCAGTTCCTGCAGTACCGCCTTCACCACCGGCAGAAGCGTCCCCTGCGCCAGTGCCTGTGCCAGATCCAGTATTCCCATCTCCACCACCTGCAGCCGCACCATCACCTCCACCACCTCCACCACCGCCATCGCTTATAACAGTGCCGTCAGCCGCTACTTGCAACCAACGTTTTTTAAATGTGTTCCATGTCCATGTGCCTTTGCTGTCGGCTGGAGGTTTTGTTGCGGGGTTAGTCAAATCGTATTTAACGTCACCAACAGTAATGAAGTCGTCGGCAGTGGGCGCAGCCTTCAAAGCAGAAGTCTTTTTACCAAGCACAGACTCAGCGTACGAAGACGCAATGTTAGGCGCAACGGTCTTCATGGGGTACCTAGCCGCGCCCTTACCCATCAGGAAGTTGTATGCCGCCTCAGAGTCGCCAGTCTGTTTGTTATACATCTGATTAAACTCATCCATGTTTCTTGGCACTCTGGATGTAAAGCCTAGACTACCACCGCCTTTGGTGTAAGCGTCTTTTATTTCCTGTATGCCGGAGAAGCCGCCATACGGACGACCGGGAATGTTAGGCTGCACAGTCACAGTGCCGTCAGCATTTTGAGTAATATCGCCGGGAGTTGTTGTAAGCGGGTTACCTGTGTTGTTGCCGTAGTAACCGCCGGGAGTTACGGTGTTTGAAAAATCATTGACTATTGATTTGACTACGGGTTTTGTAATTGTGCTGAAGTCAAACCCAGCCTTCTGTCCGGGTTTAAGTAGCTGAGACGCCTTGAAAAGGTCGTTCTCAAGTTTTATATCACTACCCACCAACTCAGCAATAGTCTTACCTGTTTGGCGCAGAACATCCATTTCGGACAGACCTTTGGATGTCAACAGTGTTTTAGCGTCTGCAATTTTCTTTGCGGCTGTAGCCGCGGCATCGTCTCTGGCAAAGTTTTTAAACTTGCTATAAATGTCTTCAGCTTTACCAACGGTAGTCATAACGCCGCTATTGGCAGCGTCTTTGTACCACTGTGTTTTGCGGTCAGCATCAGTCACTTCACGGCCTAGCGTATTGCGCACCCACTCATCGGCAATAGTTCTCTTGTCAGCAGATTGATACCCGCCGTAATCTTTTGTAGCCTCTGCAAGAGACAAGTCTTTAAAAATTTCTTTTGTGCCCTCAGAGCCAAGAGTTTGCTTGGCACTCTTCTTAAATTCTTCGTACATCTCAGCGCCTGTACGATCGCCGTTCATGATCTGGTTAGTCCACCAAGCAAGTCCATTGGGGTCTGGATCACGGCCAAGCACGTTGCGGTACACGTTAGTCACAATCTGCTGTGCGTTTTGAGCCGCAACAATATCTGCTGGATTGACGTTAAATTGTTTAGCGGCGGTGGCAATACCTGCCGCGTCTAAGGCGTTATTGGCAATATAGTCGTTAATGTTTGCGCCGGTATAGCTGTTGTTAAAGGCGGCTAAGTTAGTTCCGCCCGTAGTAGCGCCCGTAGTAGCGCCCGTGTTGTTCAATGTAGCTATGCCAGAAGTGTTTGCGACTGTTGCTGCACCGCCACCTGTTGTAGCTAAGTTGGTTACACCCCCACCTCCAGTATCGGCTTGATTTCCGCGATACTCATTTACGTATTGGGTGTAACGGTCATTTGGGTTATCGGCAATGTAACGAGTAACCGCGCCTTGAAATACGTCATTAAAACTCTCCGGCGCAACTTGGCCGGTTTGTAGCATGTTAAGGAAGTGGTTATACCCGCCTTGGTCAATTTGATTAGTTCCTTCGCCAACACCCGAACGCCCAATTGTGGCGTAAGCATCCGCAATAACTTGATCGTAGTTTGGTGCAGCCGCGCCGCCTTCGTTGTTAACTACGTCACCGCCTTCTTCATAGTGCTGCATACCGCCACCAGCCAAAGCAACGATACCGCCGCCTGCCATACCCATCTGTTGCTGTGGGGGCTGGTTTAAAGAAGCTACGCCAATGTCGTAGGGGTTTGGATTTGGGTTTTGTTGCCTAAAAAGATCGCGCTGGCCTTGGAAAGTTTTGTCTCCAAACTCACTGGCTTTGACTGGTGCCATAGAGCGTACGCCATACAATGGATCAGGTCTGCCTGTGATTGGGTTGATATTGAAATCAAACTGACGGATGTAGTTGGTATTTTTGGTTTCTGGCGCTTTTGTGGTCGTGGGCACCATGGCGCCTGCCAAGACTGGGGCTGCGGCATAGCCAAGATTGCCGAGGTTGTTTTTAGCAAATGCCAGTGGGTCTGTTGCCGCGGCTTTAGCTCCTGCAGCAAGTTTATCAGCACCACTTAAGTTAAAGTTTGAAGGGTTAATCTGCTCAATAGGCGGAACAGATACGGCACTACCGGCCGTAGCACCAGAAGAACTTACGCCCCCCACAAGGTTTTCTGCGCCAATTGGAGCGCCGCCAGCAACTAACGCATTACCTCCAGCCCCCATAAAGCTTTCGCCAAGACCTGCTCCACCATACGCACCCAATCCGGCCATAAGGCCGCGAGACAAACTACCGGTAGCCAGTGTCGTAATACCGCCCGTAGCTACGCCTGCCATCATGGAAGACATGCCCAATCCAGCAGGGCCAAGGAACGCGCCAAGCGCGATAGGGGCAACAGCTTTGAACAGATCAGAAAGGAAACCAGCTTCAGGAAGCCCTGTCTCTGGGTTAATGGTCATTGTTCGACCATTGGCTTCGGCAAATGCTTGTAGGCGCTGGACTTCGTCCGGCGTCATGTGTACGAGTAAAGAGTCGTCGCCACGACCTTGTGCGGCTACCTGTTCGGCAAACTTATGCAGGCTCATTTTTGCCTCTCAAAATGGGGGTTGCTAGATAATATCATGTTGACGTCTTTATGCGAAGCATTTGGCTTGTTGCTTGTACACCATCTTGTGTATCTCTGTAAACATCGCCAAGCCGTAAATTGGGTAAGTCTGCCTCAGTCGGCAGGGTTTCAAGATTTAAATTTAACGTAGACCCACCCATATCGCCGGGATTGTTTAATTGATTAAAGTACAGGCGCAAGACGTTGTTCAGTTGGCTGAAGTAGCGGCTCTCGTACTCCGCTGGGGCCAGCGGCAAACTTGGTGGGATTGCGTTTAGTTCAGCCATTAACGTCTTCCATCCGGTCTAATATCAATACGGGGAGCGCCCAGTTGCCAGCAAGTGTTAACTTGGTTGGAGCTAATCTTAAAGATCATCTGGCGACCGCGCATGCGGGTAAATATCTGCCCTGTAAACTGCTCTGTAATAACGTATGTACTACTTTTAGCCACGGGTTGCGAGGCCGAACTTGTTACGCCAGAGCCTGAATTAGACAAACCGTACAAGGTCATAGCCACTGCGGGTAATGCGCCAGCAGGGGTGCTCTCAGCGTTCTCAAAGGTCAAGTCAGGTAAGACACGCCACACAAAACCAAAGTTATGGCCGTCACCAATATCAAACTCAGACGAGCTAATGTAAGCATCAATCGCAACAGCGGTGCCGGTCGTATTGTCATTCAGGCCCGTCTCGTGGTTAATCAAGTTGCCTGTCAACGTAGCCGTGACGTAGTTTGCCGCAATTGGATATGACTGCAAACCAGAATCTAACCAAGCCGTACGAGACATAGTGCCGTAGTACCAGATTTTTTCAACGTAATTGTAGATAACGTACTTGTCGATGGCCGTCGCGTTGGCTGAGCAGTAGAACCACCAGACCTCATTGAAGCCCTCGTTTGTGCCAGAGAATACTTGCAAGGATTCCGCTTGGTTGATGTCACCAAACACAAAGCGGCGCAAGTCGCAGTTAAGCGTTTGCACACGGCCATCATAGGAGTAAAACTTATCTACGCCCATCCAGTACACAATACCCGAAGCAATCACAGCCGCGTTAGGACTCATGATAGAGATGTTGTCACCAAGCAACTGCGATGCCCACACGTAAGGGGGGCCAAGGTACTGGAGCGAATACACGCTAACGTCTGTAAATACCACAATCTCTTGACGAGTCTGAACTATGGCAACGATCTCAGAACCGTGGGATAGTCGGGTAAACCCTGCCTGATTGGTGGGGTCAGGTGTCCAGTTGTAAACGTCGTCTTGCGCTGACCAGCGAATTAGCATGGGGTCAAGCACGTTAGAACCGTAATCGTTACAGCCAAAGGCTATCAAGAAGCGAGAAGCATCCGACACCGTCATGTTGTTTTGCACAGTCGGCACATCCACAATTAAAGATACAGTCCCCGTGCCTGAACTAGAAGTATTGACTTCGGTGCCAGAAGTATTAAGCAAGTTAAATGTCAAACCGTTAACTTGGAACACATAGTACGTAGTACCCGCAGATACACCCGTTGGTAGTGAGCCGCCAGAAAATTGAAGCGCAGCGCCTTCGGTATAAAGTATGGTGGAGGTCACCACAGTCGGCGAAGCGTTTGTAAAAGATACTGTACCGCCAAGAGAGTTAAGTAAAACTCCACGGGTGTTGACTCCGTTATTAGCTGTCCAGTAGTAAATAGCGCCTGTGCGGGGGCCATACACCAAATCTTGGCCGTAGTTAATTTGATTCCATAAGCGGAGTGCAGACGTGGATGTAAGGCCATAACCCCATGTACCAACCGTGCCACCAGCAGGGGGAGGACTGCCCCACGTACCAGCGCCCCAACCTACAAGCGGTACAGGAATAGCTGGGCCTACATTGATTTGGTATGTGGCTACGACAGAAGCACCACCACCGGGAGAGACGTCTGAGCCGTTGGCCGTAGCCGAGGCTGTAAACGTGTAGCTGTTAGCATTAATAACCGTAACTTGATACTGCGCGTTTAATACCGTAGCGGTTATATTTCCACCAAGACCGACAGCGCCGCTATAAGTTACAAAATCCCCAGTAACGCAACCATGATTAGTATCTGTGACTGTGATTGTGGCAGAGCCATTTGTAGCTACAAAGGGGTTGTTATTGATTGTTGACGTTGCACGGATAGGCGTAATGTCGTAGTAAAGCCCA